CCGTTTTACCAAGACAAAGACACGCCGACGACGGAAACGAGACTAGTCCCGTGAAGACTCCGGCATGGCAACGCAAGGCTGGGCAGAATCCGAAGGGCGGTCTTAATGAGGCTGGACGCCGGTCTGCGAAGGCTGAGGGCATGAACCTCAAGGCTCCGGTCAAGTCCGGCGACAACCCGCGGCGCGCTTCCTTCCTCGCTCGCATGGGCAACGCTCCCGGCCCGATGAAGGACGAGAAGGGACAGCCGACACGATTGGCACTCGCCCTGCGCGCATGGGGTGCCAGCAGCAAGGAAGATGCTCGAGCGAAGGCCCGAGCGATCAGCGCGCGTAATAAAGGAAAGTGACCGTGCCTTTAATTAAGTCATCCTCTGCTAAAGCTTTTCGCGAAAACATTCGCACCGAGATCAAGGCTGGCCGACCGACCAAGCAGGCTGTCGCTATTGCCTACGCTACGAAGCGATCCGCTGCCGCCAAGAAGGGCGCTGCAAAGCGTAAGGGCTGATGGACAGAGCCGAGCAAGTCCGGCGCGTACTCGAGCTGATCGAGGACGGAATGTCCGAGGCTGCTGCTTGTCGCGAGGTTGGAATCAATCGCGCTACTTTCAGAGCTGCTGCGCTTAAAGTCACGGCTGGTGACAGTTACGCGCGCGCGTTAGAAGCTCTGGCGCAGGATCAGGTCGAGAAGGCCGAGCAAGTTATCGAGGATATGCGCTCTGGCGTCATCGACGCACAGCAGGCTCGAGTCGAGCTCGATGCTCGCAAGTGGTTCGCGTCCAAGTTCCTGCCCAAGCGATACGGCGACAAGCTGGATCTCGAGCACAAGGGCGAAGTCGGTTTGACGGTCGTCGTCAAGCGGTTCACGGATGTCGAAGATAATCCTTCCAGCTAACGACTGGGAGCCTCGCCACTATCAGGTACCGGCATGGCGCGCGCTTGAGGGCGGCACCAAGCGCCTCGCATTGGCATGGCACCGACGCTCGGGTAAGGACGACATAAGCCTGCACTGGGCTGCTGTGTCCATGATGCGCCGGGTCGGCTCGGTCTGGCATATGCTTCCGCAGGCCAATCAGTCACGCAAAGCGATCTGGGACGCGGTAAACCCGCACACCGGCAGGCGACGCATCGATGACGCATTCCCGCCAGAACTGCGCGAGAGCACTCGTGAGCAGGATATGTTCATCCGGTTCAAGAACGGCAGCACATGGCAAGTCGTCGGCTCGGACAACTACAACAGCCTCGTGGGCTCACCTCCGGTCGGTGTGGTGTTCTCCGAGTACGCGATGGCAGATCCGAATGCGTGGGCATTCCTGCGACCGATTCTCGCGGAGAATGGCGGCTGGGCGATCTTCATCTCGACGCCCCGCGGCAGGAACCACTTCGCTCGGCTGGTCGAGTACGCCAAGCAGGATGCCGATTGGTTCGGTCAGGTGCTCACGGTCGAGGATACGAAGTCGATCCCGATCGCGACCATCCAGCGTGAGCGCAAAGAGCTACGCATGGAGCGCGGCGACAAGGAAGCCGAAGCGATTATCCGGCAGGAATACTATTGCGACTTCGATGCAGACATTCCGGGTGCATACCTCTCGGAACTGATCCGCAGCGCAGAAGCCAACGGCAGGATCGGCGACTTCCCGCACGTTATCGGTCAGCCTGTCGGTACTGCATGGGATATCGGTGTCGGCGATTCCACGATCATCTGGTTCTACCAGCTCATCGGTCACAAGGTGCGCATCATCAACGTGCTCGAAGGCTCCGGTGTCGGGCTCGAGTGGTACGTCAAGAAGCTGCTCGCGATGGATTACGTTTACGGCGATCACATTTGGCCGCATGACGGCGCTGTGCAGGAATGGGGCAGCGGTCAGTCTCGAGTACAGGTCGCCGCTGGCTACGGCTTGAAGCCTCGCATCCTCGAGCGTGACTCGGTGGACGACGGAATACAGGCTGCGCGAATGATGTTGCCTGCGACCGAGTTTAATACCGCACCAGATCCGTTCCCGAGCGAAACGGCAGACGATGCGAAGGGCAGGATGACTCGCGCTCTCGACGCCCTGCGGCAGTACAGGCGCGAATACGACGACAAGCTCCAGCGGTTCAAGGACAAGCCGCTGCATGATTGGACGAGCCACTACGCCGATGCTTTCCGGTATCTCGCAAAGGGTCGCAAGCCGTTCCGCGGTACGGAACAGGCCCGTCGTCCGAGCCATCAAGTGGCAGTAGCAGACTACAGGGTGCTGGGGTAGACTACTTGCGCAACCCGAAAGGAGCGCCAGATGTCAAGTCTTTTTAAGCCGAAGATGCCCAAGATCGAGCCGACGCCCCCGCCTCCGACGACGGATCAGGCGCAGCTCTCGCGCATTGAGCAGCGCCGCATGGCTCGTCGCCGTGGCCGCGCATCTACAATCATGTCGACTCCGGGCAGTCAGCAGACTGGTTCGGTTGCTGTTACTCGTTTGCTCGGAGGTGGCTAATGGCTGGGTTCTCACCTGTCGGTCGCGCCCTTTACAAAAAGGGCAAGAAAAAGGGCATGGCTCAAGGGCTCGAGGAAGGCCGCAAGCAGGGCGAGATGGGCGCTGCTCAAGCCATTGCTAAGCGCAAGGATGAATCTGCGAAGCGCGCTCGTGGGATGATGTAATGGCGACCAAGAAGATATCGGCGCTTACGTCTCTCGCGCAGGATTCTATCGATCCTGCCGCTGACGTATTGCCGATCAACGACACCGGATCTGCTGAGACGAAGAAGGCGACCGCGGCTGCAATCGTTGGCAAGTCGATCGGTGCGTTGGCTGCAACATGGAACAACGCGCTCACGACGTTCAAGGCTCGCGTGTTCAACGTCACAGATACCGCATCGGCTGCTGGGTCGCTGCTCGACGATCTGCAAGTCGGTGGCGTGAGCAAGTGGTCGGTGCGCAAAGATGGCGAGCTGACGGTTGGCATCGTCCCAATCGGGCGTATCACCGAAAACGACTACGGTGCGTTCTCGAGCCTTGCCGATCAGACCGCCGTCATCAATACGGCTACTGCCGTTCTCTTGGGGACAACGGACTATTCAAGTGGCATCTCGGTTGTCTCGAATAGCCGAATCACAGTTACCAGAGCTGGATTCTATAAGTTTGATTTCAATTTGCTGCTGAAGAACACAGACAGTTCGTCGCATATTGCTAGTTTCTGGCTGCGCAAAAACGGCACCAACATTGCTAACTCCAATACCGATGCAACGGTTCCGTCTCAAGGCGGCGGCGTTCCCGGTACTGCTGTCGTGACAATCGTGTTCACGCTTCAGTTGGCTGCCAGCGACTACATCGAGGTCATGTGGTCGACGCCTAACGTAGCAGTCACTCTGGATTTCACGGCTGCACAGACTTCACCCACTAGGCCGGTCACACCATCGGTCATCGCAAACATCAATCGAATCGCCTAATCGGAGACTGAAATGGCTGTAGGTATTGTTCTCGCATCTAACGCTAGTGCTACCGGCGCTTGGATTCCTTGGCCGGGTGGCCGCGGTGAGTTCCGCGTCGAAGCCACGTTCGGCGGCGGCACGGTCAAGCTGCAATGCAAGGGGCCGAATGGCACCGCGCAGGATGTCGGCACCGACACGACGCTAACATCTTCGGGTGGCGGCATCTTTGAGCTTGGCGCTGGTGAGATCCGATGCAACATCGCGACGGCGACCGCTGTCTACGCGATGGCTTTGCGTATTCCTGCTCCGACTTATTAAGTCATGCCAAGAACCGCTGCAAGGACGTCATCGAGAACGCTGACGCGATCGTTCACGCGAACGGCGATGGGCGGCGGCCCTCTTGCCCCTGCAACCGTTGAATACCTTGTTGTTGCTGGCGGTGCTGGTGGTGGATACGGAACTATTTTTACGGCTTTCAATGCTTTTCACGGGGACTACATCACCTACGCATGGTTTGGCGGCGGTGGCGGCGCTGGTGGCTATCGTACTGCGACTGGATTGGCTGTAAGTAAAGGCACTACATATACCGTGACAGTAGGCGGCGGTGGTGGTGTTGGTGCGAACGGCGGAAATTCTGTTTTCTCTAGCATTACCTCGACTGGTGGCGGAGGTGGTCAGTATTACGGCATAGCTGCTGGTAGTGGTGGTAGTGGCGGTGGCGGTACTGGCGGTAACGATAGTTATGGAAATAATGCTGGGTACCATCGAGGTAGTCCCGGTTCCGGTACAGCCGGCCAGGGGTATAGCGGATCGTTTCCGGGCGGCGACTGGGAAAATGGGCGTGGTGGCGGCGGCGGTGGCGCTGCTGAAGCCGGTGGAACTGACGGGTTGAGTTTGGGCGGTGATGGACTTACCTCTTCAATTAGTGGTTCCGCTGTGACCTATGCCGGAGGTGGTACGGGCGGTAACGGAACTCGTTATGACGGATCTTTACCCGGAGGTGACGGTGGCGGTGGCGCTGGTGGAAACGCGGGTGACACAGCAGGTAGCGGAACTCCGAATTCAGGCGGAGGTGGCGGCGGTGGCGGAGCAAGTTTGTGGGCTAGTCTTGGCGGTTCTGCCGCATCGGGAGGTTCTGGAGTTGTAGTTATTCGCTACGCAGATAGTTTTGCCGCTGCTTCTGCAACCACTGGTTCTCCAACATATACCGTCTCTGGCGGTTTTCGTATTTATCGTTTTACTGGCTCTGGCTCAATCACTTGGTGACGCATGGCTCACTTTGCACAGCTTGATGAGAACAACGTCGTGCTTCAAGTTATCGTTGTAAATAACGAGGTTATCCAGAACCTGTCATTCCCAGAGTCTGAGCCTGTTGGCGTAGAATTTTGCCAGTCTTTGTACGGCACAGACACAGTTTGGAAGCAAACCTCGTATAACGCCAAGTTCAGATCAAATTATGCTGTGATTGGCGGCAAATACGACCCGACGAAAGACGAATTTTGCCCACTGCCGGAGTTGCAGGATGCGGCAATGCAAGAACTAAAAGACAGGTTTGGTGTCTTGGCTATCTATCCGCATAAACTCTCAGAAGCGGAAATGCCGTAATGGTTTTTAACAAAGCAACAAAGCAGGCTTTTGTCTTTCCACCAAAAACAGGAACTATTACTTGCTTGCACTTTTTGATTTCATGTGGGTGGAAACGTTTACCAAATCCTCATCAATACACAGCGGCGTTCGTTGAGGCTTATCCGAGTCTGAAAGACTACTCGCTGTACGGGTTTTTTCGAGATCCACTGAAACGATTTGAAAGTTCTGTTTTGTTTTTAAAGCAAGTTCCGACTTTGAAGCTAACCGAGAACTACGTTGAAAAGGTAATTGCAGAAGCAGGAATTGATAAAACCAGAGAGTCGATCAGTTACGAAGAAGTTATCGACTTGTTCCCTCTCCTTATGCGCCGGTTTGATCGGTTTTTGGCTCCTCAGTCAACGTGGTTGGATTTCCCAAATGTAACGACGTTAGACTTTGAAAACCTTGAGTCGGAGTTGAAAAGAATTGCTGGGCATCATGGTAAAGCTGTAACTCGATACAACGCTTCAACAAGTTTTGGACGTAGTGTTATTACTGACAAAGTGCGTAGCTTTGTGCGTGAGTATTACGCTGCCGATTACGATTTTGCAAAGAATGTCCTAGGCAAGGAGTATTAAAAATGGCCGACACTAAAATCAGCGCATTGACCTCTGGCGCTCCGGCACAAGGCACGGATGAGACGGTCATTGCTCGGTCTGGAGCTAACTACAAGCTGACGGTGTCAGAGATCGCGACCTTTGGTGGCAGCGGAACGGTTACTTCGGTCGGCGGTACAGGAACGGTCAGCGGCTTGACGCTTACCGGCACGGTGACTACCTCGGGCAACTTAACGCTCGGCGGTACGCTATCGGTCAACTTGGCTACGAGCGTCACAGGGACGTTACCTGTTGCCAATGGCGGCACGGGCATCACTTCATTCGGCACGGGCGTAGCAACATGGCTCGGTACCCCGTCAAGCGCAAACCTCGCGTCTGCGATGACGGACGAGACGGGATCTGGCGCTCTGGTGTTTGCCAATACCCCGACCTTGGTGACGCCGGTACTTGGTACGCCGACCTCGGGCAACCTGTCTAACTGCACGGCTGACGGCACTAACGCTGTCGGTTATCGAAATGTCCCGCGATCTGGTTCTGCAAAGACCGGCAGTTATTCGCTGGCAACGGGCGACGTTGGTGAGTTCATCGAAGTCGGATCTGGAGGCTCAATCACGATCCCTGACGCGACGTTTGCTTTGGGCGATGTGGTGTCGATTTTCAACAACACCTCGAGCGGCGTGACGATTACTTGCACGATTACGACCGCGTATATCGCAGGGACGGATGTGGACAAAGCGAGCGTGACTCTGGCAACGCGAGGTGTGGCGACGATACTGTTCCTCTCTAGCACGGTCTGCGTTATCTCAGGCAACGTGAGTTAAGCCGTGAGCGGATCGCAACTTCTGTTGTTGGGTGGTACGCCGCAGGTCGTTAGCGACCCTAACTTTGAGTACACCACTCTGCTGCTGCCCGGTAACGGCACCAACGGAGCGCAGAACAATACGTTCCTCGACTCGTCTACCAACAACTTCACGATCACCCGCAACGGCAACACGACGCAGGGTACGTTCTCGCCGTTTTCGCAGACGGGGTGGGGAAACTATTTCAACGGTAGCAGTTACATAAGCGCCGCAGACAACGCTGCGCTTGATCTTGGAACCGGTGATTTCACCATTGAGGGGTGGGTCTACATCGCTGACGGAATTGCTGATAATGCCGGTATTGTCTCGAAAAGAAATGCTAGTGCCTTTAATGCTGGTGATTACCGCGTTTCCTATAGAACAGGTACTAGCAAAATCTCGTTTGCAAATGACGCCGTAAACGAGCGTAACACCCCCGTAGTGCAAAAAAACTCGTGGACTCACTTTGCTATTGTGAGGGCAAGTGGAACACTCAGCGCCTATGCGAACGGCGTTAGGGGAGATACAGTCGCCGACTCCGTAGACTTAACCAACGGAGAGATTCAAACAATCGGCGTAAATGCGACCCTTTTCTTTACCGGTTACATGAGCAACATTCGTATTGTAAAAGGTACGGCTGTTTACTCGGGTGCTACCTACACTGTTCCAACTGCACCGCTTACCGCCATCACCAACACCTCCCTGCTGACCTGTCAGAGCAACCGCTTCGTAGACAACAGCAGCAACGCCTTTGCCATCACGCGCAACGGTGATGTGTCTGTCCAAGCCTTCAGCCCGTTCAACCCCACGGCAGCGTGGAGTGCAGCGAC